TTGGATTTTCGTCCACGTCTTTTTCTGATATTTCCACCAGTTTCAACCAAATGTAAAGGAACATTTTCAAATGGATCTCGTCCGACAGATAATGTACTAGGTTCAGACGTTGCTATGGTTTCGCCTGCTTGGACATATTTTAAAGATCTAGCTCCACCATAAAAAACTCCATCATGTAATTCTTTTAATCCGTCTAATTCATTATATAACATTTCAGGTTGAGTCGTGTGATTAATCATTTTTATTTCATCGTGTAATAATTTATCTGCAATTCTACGATTGTAATATTCCATTAATTTTAATATATATATATTTGCTATATATTAAATGCAATTAATTATTTATTTATCTTGTATATTTGGACAACCTACTTATTCGGCCCCCGCTTTGTGATCCCCCTGACATCCCAGCTCCGGAACTTGCAATAGGTTCATCTGTTGGACCATTAGCATCATTGATAAACCCTTTAACATGTTTTTTAACAAGTTTTAAAACGTTGCTCATACCCATATTTGATAAATTACCTCCAATAAATCGGCGATGATCACTTGTATCAAGAGTTGGGGCTTGGTTTTTTGTCCGAAGTACATCTTCCTTGGTCAATATACCTGTATTAATGATAGATGTGCCCAATTGAGTAGTAAAGATACCAGAGTTAATTGTCACAACACATATTTCAGGGTTTGCAATGGCTGTGCTAAATTGATTTGTAACATTAATTGTAAAGTATAAATTATATTGTCCCAAAGATGAATTTGACAGATAAGAAGGCAAATTAAAATCATAAACTGGATTTAAAACCAATAATGAGCCTGTAGTACCGACAATAGCTCCACGACCAACCAATTCCTGTGAATAATAAATATCTCCATTAGTGTCAACTGCTCCTGTATAATTGCTTCGGGTGGTCCCTGCAAATTCATAAAATGATTGGGCTGATCCATTACGATAAGATATATTATACAGTTGTTGTTGATTAGCTGAACTTAATATGCCTGCTGTATTATTAAAAGACATAGATATAGAATTAATGGTTAAAAACGCTGATGGATCTGACCAATTTTGAGTTGACATTGGTTTTCTTACACAAATCAAAAGTAAGTCCGGGATTTGATTCAATTGTAAACTTTGTGATGTAAGAGTTGATGATCCTTTAGATGCAATTGTCACAGTACTTTGTTGGGAACTCAAATATCGTGGATAGTCCAAATATGGCACACAATTTTTTGAACTAATTTTTTTATATTGTTCTGGTTGTAATGACAAAAAGTTAAACATCAATTGAGAACTTTGAAAGGCATTTATAGATGATCCGGCTGTTGTAGTCGTATACGCTGTATAATCATTTCCATTAATTTCAATTGTTTCTACAGATGTCAGATCTGGAGTTGTCATTGCTGTGGATGTGGCACCTAGGGCGATATTGGATATAAACTTATTGGCTGTTGAAAATACTCTAGAACAAGTTGAATCAATATTAAAGTTGCAAGACAAGTTATTTACTCCAACTAAACCGGCTTGATTGTTTGAATTTGTATTTATCCAAGGTGGCAAACAAATAAATGGTTCTGTTGTAGTAAATTGTATAACAATCTCCCATTTATTATAAATGGTACTTTCTATCATAACAAGTGAACTATCATATACTGTTTGATATCCAGTTCCAGGATTATATTGATAAGAATGAATCACATTAAGAATTTGAACAGGAAAAGCACCTCTTGGAACAAAATCTTCATCTAAGGATTGATTATTATATCCGGACAAAACATTATTTAATGCACCAAGACCACTTATATACTCTGAATAAAAAGAATCTGGCAAAGATGGACAAAGACTATTATATCTATTTAATTTACGTCTATCATACATACGCAAAAGCATGGGTAAAATATCTTTTGTATTCTGACTTACAGTAGCATTATTAATTGACATTTGCTGAGTCGTACACAAACTATTTAATGGGAAGGCCTGTAAAGAATCAGTCAAACCATAATCAAAGACAAGCACGCTTTTGGGGGCTGGTGTGGCATTAAACCCATCTATCAAAGATGAACTTAATGTCAAATCTAATGTTATAGTTGATTGCATAAGCAAATGACGATCAATTACAATATTCTCAGAAGGAATTTGAATATTGAAAACAATGGAAGAAGCTGATTGTGTAGTAGCAGTAAAATTTTGGAAACTTGACTGCGAAGGACCATCGGCTACGGCAAATGTTTCTTCATCCGTTATATTTGCAATTCTACTGTCTTGGATCAAAATTGTTTTAAATGTTGACATCTTATAAATTATTTTTGTATATAATAATATCTACACAAAAAATTTTAAAATCAAACCTTAAATATTATTTCTATACGTTTATAGAATTTTTATTTATATTTAATTTTGAGATCCGATCAAACAGAACATTAACTTTAGACTTGCTGAACATCCAGTATTTAGATAGAAAGGAATTAATGTACCGCTCCTTGATTTCCAAAAACATTGAATGTCAATTGAGCTTAATGGACTATTTCCGATTAGTTCTTTATATCTGAAAATATATGGCTGATAAACTAAATTAGGCTTGTACAAACCGTCATTTGATTCAAAGTCTGTTATGATATTGGCAATATTTGAATTATTTGTTGATTGAATAGTTGTTCCATTCATATACACAAGTGGTGCTGATAATTGCTCACAAACTATGGGCATTGTATTAGACGTAAAAACAATACTCATTATGGGATTCCACACACTTACTGTTGAGTATTCTTGTGTCAATAATTGTTGAGTATATGTTGTTGTTGTAGTTGGTGCAATATTATATGCATTACATGAGATTTGATAATTTAAACCCGTACTTGATGTTGTACTTTGTAAAATCATCGGCAATGAACTAAAAAGTTGATATAATGCATTATTCATATACAATCCAATAAAATCATTTGAAGAATTATTAAATCCGGCTTGATCTGTTATTAAAGTCGCTACTAAATTTGTATTGTCCCATTTAAAGTATGGCACATTTGATGTCGGTAATGATCCACAAGCGGATAATAAAGATGCAAAACAGGTTGCCAAGGTTGTATTTACAAGACTTATTACATATTCATAATTATACACATAATAATACTCACAAAAAGATTGTAGACCTGTTTGAGTTGTATTTGGTTTTGATGGGACTGGTTGGGTCAAATCTTGTGGAATAAATTGTATGTATGTTTGAACTGTTTGGTCATTATATGTCATACTAACAGAATAAATCGTTAAATTATAATCTGGCTGATTTGCTTGAATTGTCGGCACAAATATGGGCAAACTACACGTGTCCAAACTAAATCTGACAATTGACATATAATAATTCTCTGGAGAATATATAAATGGTTTTGATCTTGTCTCTTGAAATGATAAAACCGGATTCGAAGATTCCTTTGTGTTTAAATTTGTGGCTAATATATCATAATAAAGCCGACTAGCTATATGATTACTATTGAATGACATTATTTATAATATTGGTATATAATTTATTTTTAATTTCCAAACCTAAATTATAAATTCCATCGATCATGCAAATAACAAATATTGAACCATCTAACAGAAAAAACAAACGTTTCAAAATTACCTTATCTGACGGACGAACATTTAATTTTGGATCAAAAAACGGTTCTACTTATATTGATCATAAGGACAAAAATAAAAGATATGCATATTGGGCCAGACATTTTGGAAATGCTACGGAATATAAACGTATTCTTAATTTAATTCCAAGTCCTGCGTTGTTTAGTAGTTTTATTTTATGGGGCCCTTATGATAATATACATCAAAATATTGAAGAACTAAATATTCTAATGGACTGAACAAACGAAATTAAAAATATGTCCAAATAAATAAATAAAATTAATGTATAAACAAATAATAAATGACATTAAATGCAGAACATTATGGCACACCAATAGCAATGATTATGAAAAAAGATGAAAAATCAAAGTCACCATTAATTATATCATTAGATGATTCCAATCAAGCGAAAAAATCATTTAATGAATTGACTTTATCAGAACCAGGACAGAAATTTCAAGTTGTGGGTGATCCAAAAAGAGAACGCGATATAATATATATATCGGGCCGTTCTGGATCGGGTAAATCATACTTTATCAAGGATTACGTAAATAATTATTACAAGGTGATACATAAAAAAAGGCCCGTATATTTATTTTCAGCATTAAAAGAAGATCCAACCATTGACCAAATTAAAGGTCTTTTAAGAATTGATCTAAATTCGGATTTTTTAGCAGATGAAGAAATTACCGTAGCTGATTTTGCGAATTCTTGTGTAATCTTTGATGATACGGATGTTCTGAAAAATAAATTGATTCGGGATAAAGTAAATCATATATTAGATGAGATATTACAAACAGGTCGGCATCACGAAATAACATGTCTTATTACAAAACATACAACTTGCAATGGTCCGGATACTAAAATAATCTTGGCAGAATCTCATCAATTTGTATTGTTCATTAATGGCTTGGGAAATAAGACGTTAAAATACTTATTAGATAATTACTTGGGCCTTGACAAAGACCAAATAAAGAAAATCAAAAAAACAAAAGGCCGATGGGTTGCAATTAACAGATCCACTTTTCCGATGTCTGTTGTTTCAGAAAAAGAATGTTTTGTAATAAACAATAAAGATGATGACGATGATATAATATATTTTTAATCATATTAAATTATATAATTGTGTTTTTATTTTGTTATAAATTATCTTAGCATATTTTATAATTAATTAATCATGAGTTTCGCGAGCATGAGGGGGCGAACCCTATTTGTGGGCAATTTAGTTGGTGAAAGTATAGGAATTGATTTCTCTGATGGAACTATTCAAACTACCGCATATCCGGGAACAACATCAGGTGCCACAATTCCCAGTCAAATAACAATACAAAATTCAACCAATTC